AACGGCAGAAGAAAGAGAAAAATCTATCCGAACTCGTATTCTTTCTACCCTTCCACAAATTTATAAAACAAAGGGAACAAGTGATGCAATAAAATTATTGTTATCGTGTTATGGAATTTCTTCAAATCTTCTTAATATTCGGGAATATGGAAATTCTGATTATACATCACAATCTTATGTGACATATACTACAAGAGAACGAGCTTGTATGTTTGCAATATCTAGATCCTATGCAATAACAAGTTCAAATGGAACACTTTATAAAGTACCAGCAACTATATCATATACTCAATTATTTGCACCAAAACCATATATAAGAACGGTTGAATTTAAAACAGTTATAAAAAATCCGGAAATTTATTCTCCAATAGTAAAATACCCATTTTTTACATCAAAAAATACTTATACTATTAAATGGGATGAAAATTGGATTGTACATACTTATTTTCCATCATTACTTCCATATTATACAGCTAGAGGATATTATCGCATAACAGATATTCCAGCATGGGAAATTGGATTTTGGAGAGAATATGGAAATATGGGTAGAATATATGCAGAACTTTATACTCCCCATAGTGCAAGTGCATATTTAACAGAAAAAAGAATTGTTTTAACTAGTAGTTTATTTCCAATTTTTGATGGAGAAATATTTAATATTCGATTAAGAAGGAATAGTCCAAGTTCGGATTTCGAAGAAACAGCACATTCACAATCTTTACCGGCTCAATATGATTTAACTGTACAAAGAAATGAATCTGGAAGAAGAATATTCAGAAGCATTAATTCTTCAATAGGATATTATGATGATAATATGGGTTGGGATGGAATATCTAGATTAGATACTTGGGAAGTAACTGGAAGTTATGGAAATACAACAAGTGGTTCAGTTATTTTTGGTACTTACCCATATAAAATGGTTAATTTTGCTCTTGGAAATATAATGGTCTGGGATGTTCCAATTGGAGAAGATGATTTTGAAATTCATTGCAATGATTATAGTTCATTTGCTTATAGTGGGTCAAATCCAGAAACACATCTTATTACTAGAATGGATGCAGAGGAACCCAAAAATTATTGGTCGGCATCCCATAATATAACTTATGATTTAACTGGATCAGTAATTTATTCTTATGGAAGATCAGATGTTTATATAGAAAATAAATCGGAGTATTATTCTACATATGTTGATGTTGCAAATTCTGGAATTACACCATATACCGGTGGATTCCAACAATTATATAGTAAACCAATTGTTCCTATTTATATAAAATATACATCTATAGGATATTATCCATTAAATCCAAATATTTTATATGTATCTAATTCGTGTTGTTATACCAGTTCTTATATAATTTCAAAATATCCACATGAATTTTTAGTAAAAGACATTGAAAAAACATATACCACACAAAATTATGGTCCCAATAGATATAAGAATGAAAAAACTAAACCCAAATCTTTTAATTTAGATGTAAGAGTGGATGATAAATCCAGATCAACGTTCGATTCTTTAAATCATACACAAGAAGATTCTAATTTATTGGGTATTTACTTGGATCCTCAAGATGCAAAAAATCGGGATATTATAAAATATCTTGGTAATAAAGATATTACATCTTTAATGGCTAATCCATTGGATATGTACTCATCGTCATATTCGGAAGTAATTGATTTAAATAAGACATATAATTCTTTTGGAAATAGAAAAGTATTATATAATGAATTAATCACTCTTTATAAAATTTATTTTAATAGATCTATATTTGAATCTATTAAGAATATTATACCAGCCAGAACAAGTGCAAGAACTGGAATTGTTATAGAACCTACAATTCTAGAAAGACCAAAATATAAATACCATCCAATTGTTCCAGAATTAAATACCGGATCTGCTGCTTATTTTGATGTAACTGCTAGTAGATATTATAAAGACCCAGTAACAAAAATCTTTAAATTCCATGATTTTGTTGGAAATAATTCCAATGGAAAATTAGAATTATTATATGGAGAATTTAATGTCGATACCACATATTCAATGTCTTATTTTAATACATCTTCATTACCTTCAAATCCAACAATATATTTAGATATTTCGTATATAAATGATCCAAATTTCAACTATCCAATTAATTATTTTAATGGATATATGTCTGATTTATCGGATGATTTACAATTAGGAAATTACGGAAGTCTTGGTGGAACTTTTGGATATTCTGAAGCAATTGGGGTTACAAATAATGATAACTTAGAAAAATATTTACACACCTCCGGTTCCAATAAATATTTTCTAGTTAAAAAATGGGATAAACATAGCATTTATTACAAGAGTGGATCTTATTCAAAAACTACAAATAAAAATTCGGAGTTAAATACTACACAATCAACATGGTTATATAGTTTGGTGGCAATGACACCAAGTTATTATAATACTTTATTTTATACTTCTAGTAAAAATGAGTTATCTAGATCAGTATCTGATTTATCTAAATTTGAGGATATATCAGCAATTGGAGGGAAAATATATTATCATCATAATGCTAATACAGCCAAAGGAACTGATAATCAGAGAATAAATACAATTAGGGGAACTATAAATTATGTTCCACTTATTCCTTCATATGTGGGATCTCCTTATTATAATATATCAAATGACACTTATTTTGAAGTATTTGGGGGGTATCCTAGAAATCATTATACACATAAAAGAATGCAATATAGTCCCCAAAAGTTTTCAAGTATTGATGGTAAAGCAAGAAATATGACACAGCAAATTTATGTAAGTTCGAGACAAACGGTTTCATCAACTATTGATAGTGATTCTGGACTGGAAGATTCGACTTTACCGGTTCAATCATTTGAAACTAGTGATATAAACTTAATAAAAAGTGATAATGTTATTAATCAATAGAAAATATTTTTATCGCAATAGTTATAAATACAACTATATTTATAAATAGTGATGATATAAAAAACAATAGGATATAATTTATGGCATACATAGACAATCAAAGTATAACTGTAGATGCACAACTTACAAAAAAAGGCCGAGAATTACTAGCTAAGAATGGAAACCTTAATATTGATAGTTTCTCATTGGCAGATGATGAAATGGATTATACACTTTACCAACCTAATCATCCAAATGGAAGTGCTTTTTATGATATTGCATTAAGGAATACTCCTATATTTGAACCATTTACGGATGAAACTCAGGTGATGAAGCATAAATTAGTTACATTAAATCAAGGTGTAACATCTATTCCAGTAATTTCTATTGCTCAAGATAAAATAAGTGTTAATAGAGATTTTACTGGAGATATTATTGTTTCTCCATCAACAAATCCAGCATATAATTTAACGGCGGGATATACTGCTATTCTTGGAAATAAAAATGTTGGAACTTTGGTTGTGGAAGAAACTAATTCTGTAAATGCAATTTCAAGTACTATTCCAACATTTGCTGGAGATATTAATACTGCATCTTCACAAGTTGTTGTTGGTAAGAAATTTAGATTTATTCCAAATTCTCAATTGGGGAAAACAACTACAACAAATTTAACAATTGTTGGAAATGAATCGGGTGGAAGTACTAGTATTGAAGTTACTATTACAGTTCCAACTACAACTACAACAATTTAAATTTTTATAAAAAAATAAACAATACATATGATATTCAATCAATTTCAAAGTACAGATATTGTAACTGGCAGATCAACTAGAGTAGCCAGTGGATTTTGGCCAAATGATGTTATGATTTGGAGCCAAAGTTTATTTGTGGATGATTTTTGGGATTTAACTGGTTCTGCTGCAACACCATCTCCAGCATATGGTGCCTCATTATATGATGTTAGAAGAACTATGTACTATGTTAATGTTTTTCCAGATTCAACAGAGAAAGCAAATTCAAATCCATATTTCTCATTGTCATATGGACATATTGCTGGAAGTGGATCTTTTCATAATGAAACTGCAAGTATAAGAGCAAATCCAACAAAAGCGGTATATACACAATATAAGAACTTATTGTTGGGAACTTCTGATTTAGATGGAAAGTTTAGTTTTAAGACTGGAAGTGCTGGTGGAACAACTGATGCATTAGATATATTTGTACTTTCATTTTCAACATATAAAATGAAAGATCGTATAGATGAAGGTGTATTTCAAATATCTATTTCTGGGTCTAATGGATGTTTTACTTTTATAGATGATTCTACTTCAGAAACTCAAGTTAAAACCGTTTATAATTTAATATCTGGATCAATAGATTCTGGTATATTTTCTAGTGCGGGTTATCAAGGAATTGGATTGTTTTATCCTCAAAATGGTCTTGTTGTGTTTAATGCCGAAAAATTAAGTAATGTTGTTGGAATGAAAACCGCCAATTATGCCGGTTCATTTAATTATAATAGCAGTTCTTTTTCCAGTACAGAATACGGACAAAATCATAAAGCTATATTTGAAGCTATTAAATTGGCTGGTGGTGCATCTGGTGATGCATTATCAATGAAAGTTAGAAAATCTGAATATGTTCCAGCAAGACATTATTTTATTAGAGTTAAAAATCGTGATTTTAATTATAGTAATAATCCAACATATGTTTGGGATGGTACCGACGGAATCCATGCAAAGGGAACCATTAGAAATGCTGATTTTATAGATGATCCAAGAACGTATGTAACAACAGTTGGTCTTTATAATAGTGATAATGAATTAGTAGCTATAGCAAAATTAAGCAGACCAGCAGTAAAATCATTTGATAATGAATTATTAATAAAAGTTCGTATTGATACCTAATTTTTGGGGTGGTAAAACTTAAAATATGATTAAGCAATTAAATAAAAATAATATTTTAATTACCCCCTTTCTAGCAGCAAAACAATGGAATTTTTATAATGTTGCTAATGAAGATTTACTTATTATTGGTGGTGAGTCTTCCGATGATTTACTTGCTTTAGAGTATATAGATTATTATGATACTCCAATTCTTAATAGAGCATGTAGTGTTTTATTGGAACAACAAGATGAAGATAAAGCCATTTATGAAGAAGGTATAAAAAAAGATGGTATCTTTTACCCAGATCAAGAAGAAAAAAATAATACTGGAACCTATAAACGATTAGTTTATGACCAAATCCACAAATCATTCTATAATAATTATAAAAATCCAATAAGTATTTTTGGTATAGAAAATATAGACTTTACGCTCAGTAAAATGCACCGTTACTTTGCAGATAATTTTAGAATGTTTAGTTTCCCAAATTCTATTTTCGGCGATTCTATACAAAAATTGTCAGTAAAATTATATGATAATTGCCTGGATGATTATGTCGAAATTTGTGACGATGGATGTGGTAATTTAATTGCTAAAAAAAATATATTTTCTAGAGTTCAGGAAATTAGAGACTTTGATAATGATATAAGAGACGGAAGTGCCGATATAACATGCCAAGAACCAATTGTACCAACTACTACTACTACAACCACAACAACCACCACTACAACAACTACTACTACAACAACTACAACTCCGGAACCTACAACTACTACTACGACTACTGCCGAACCAACTACTACAACTACCACAACCACCACGGCAGAGCCTACCACAACTACCACTACGACAACTGCTGAACCAACTACAACTACTACAACTACTACTACTGTTGCCCCACCAGCATGTGATTGTAGTGATGTTCCAGATGTTACAACTACATATATACATTATGATAATTCAGAATGTATAAATCCTACAAACATGGAGTGTAATTTAAGAATTATATGTAATCAATTGAAAGATTTAGCAATAGATGAATCTGCATGTTATATTGAAAGTCAATGGGCAGCTTGTGATGTCTGGTATATTATTGAATATCTTAGCCAACATGGGTGTACTTTTGTATTTGAAGAAACAGAACATGGATGTGATGAACCTGGATTTTGCGTATTACAATCATATAGATATACTAAGAAATCAAATCCAAGTTAATATTAAATATAAAAAGTTATGTTTTCAAAATATTCGATTATTTGTTTAACATATAAGAGGCCGCATTTATTAGAAGAAGCAGTACAGAGTATTCTTCAACAAACATATTCTAATATAGAGATTATTATTATAAACGATTATAATTCACAGATTTTAAAATTTAATCATCCGAATGTGAGAATATTTAATTTGCCGGTAAAATTTAAAACATTAGGAGAAAAAAGAAATTTTGGATTAAAGCAAACAACCGGTGATTATATTCTTCAATTAGATGATGATGATATTTTATTACCAAATTATATAGAAAATATAAATAATGCTATTAAGAATTATAATTGGTTAAGCAGACAAAAAGTAATTATGTATTTTGGTGATAATTCTTCTAAACCAAAAATATCTGAAAGACCATTAAGTAGTACTATGGTATTTAAAAGAGATATTATAGAAAAATATAATATTGGATATAGTAATACAAATTATGATGAAATTACCCCATTTCATTTTAAATTAATAAAAACAACAGGTGGTATATATAAAGCATTAAAACCCAATGAATTAGGATATATTTACAGAAGAAACATAGATAGTGCATATTCAATGTACTCATTAAAGGATATATCAATTGAATTACAAAATGAAACTTTAGAAAAAATACAAAGTAAAACCGGTATTATTCAATTAAATCCTCATTGGAATATGGATTATAATATAATTTTATCTAATTTAGATATTCCAATTAACCAGCCATTAATTTCTTCTTCAGAAAATATAGAATTTATAGAAAATGAAAATTCGGACTGGAATAAGGTAAAACCAACATGGGAAAATGCAATAAAATTTATTGAAGCAGCAAAAAGTAGAGGAATTATATCAACAGCATTAGATGCATTGGGATTAAATAAAAATTCTGGTGAACGAGTTTCAGATGAAATTTTAAATCAAAGGAAATTATCTTGTTTTGGAAATAAAGAAAAAAATATAGAACCATGTTCTAGATTGAAATATATAAAAGATAAAGGATATTTTTGTGGAGGATGTGGTTGTGGTCAAAGAAATTTGGCAAGATTAGATGCTGATTCTCCAGATGAATATACAAAATTACATTATCCAAATTTGGAGTGTCCTTTGAAAAAAAGTGGTTTTTCTAATCAATCATAATTTTTTATTTTATTGGTAATTGACCGATTAACCATATATTTATATAAGTAGAAGAATTATAATTCGATTTATATAAATTTAAATTATGGTCAATCCTAATGATATAGTATATAGTAAAAGAAATGCTGCCGGAACTGGATTCGAAGAAAAAATATTTACTCCAGTTCCAAATTCTTTTGTTATTTGTGGACCCTGTGGAGAAATAACCACTGTAACTGGATCGTTTGATGTTGTATCAGAATCATTACATTCTATTTCTTCATCTTATAGTAATTATTCTATTTCTTCATCTTATAGTAATTATTCTATTTCTTCATCTTATTTAAGTGGTTCTACCGCTTATGTACAAGACTTAACAGCATTAAATGGTGCTGTTATTGGTGGTTATTATAATGGTATTCAAACTTTAGATACTGTACAAATTGGATCTAATTTATCTACAACTAATAATAGTAGATATGCAATTATTATTGGTAGATATGCCGGACAAAATGCTGGAACTTCTTCAAATGCTATTATTATTGGTTATCAAGCAGGACAAAATTCTACTATAGCAAATAGTGCAACAATTATTGGAAATCAAGCTGGATTAAATGCTACAAATGTTAAATATGCAACTTTATTAGGATATCAATCTGGTTATTATTCAACCAATGCAAATAATTCTGTTATTATTGGATATTATGCTGGAAGATATTCAACTATAGCAACCAATGCTGTTATTCTTGGTTATCAAGCTGGACAGAATGCTACTGTAGCTACTAATGCTACTATTATTGGAAAT